CCAGAGGAAATCGGTCGTATACGGGAAGTTTCATCTTATGTTTAGGGTCATACTCAAAGAAAAACATCTTGCCTATGACAGTAGAGGACTTAGCTCTATCTGCCTTAGCAAGAAGATTTCTTCTGTATCCAGCAGCACCTCTAGCTTTATTAAGCCACCAATCAACTGCTTCTTTTTCTTTTTTTGGATCTTTTGCCATATTATTATTTATCTACTCAAACCTAATTCTTTCTCGGTAATCAATCTAAATTCCCAGCCACGATCATTACAATAGTCCTGAGCATATTTCCATTTAGCCTGGTTGACACCCCATGTCATCACCTCGGTTATATACTTCTGGGTTTTTCTTTTAGAGGGCCTAGGTTCTTTTGTTTGAACAGCAGGTTTAACTTCTAACATAACTGTGATTATACTATTGTCTGGTCGTTTCATCTTAGCAATAAAGTCAGGAAAATATCGATGCCATCTTGAGTCGACAGGCGAGATATATGGTACAGCCACTTCTTCACTTTGCCATTCTATTACATTGGCATTATCATCTAACCAATTCATAACCTGTCTTTCCCACAAAGACCTGTAGATTATATTATCGACATTGCCTTTATATTTTTGAGGGTTTTTAGGTTTGAAAATACCTTTGTATGTTTTAGTAAATGTCATATAAATATCTTCTGATAAACAAATTAAGGATTACGATGGCTACAGAACTCAATCCACAAACTTCCGAACAGCAAAACACAGGCTTAGAACCAATTGATCTTGGTCAAAGCAGATATGATTTCAGTTATTTAGTCTTTCCAAATGACTTGGGCAATGAAGATAATAGCCATTATATGATTATCAATATCAATGTACCTATCAAATATGTCGATAATAATCCTGTTGCCGCTGGAAGATATTCAGGTATTACAGGATTTGGTCAATTATTAAATGAAAAGTCAAAAGTAGATAAACTGAGATTTCCTGGTATTTTGAATCCTGGAATATTTTCTGGTATAGGTGGAGGCACTAATGGCGATAGAGCAGCATTCTCTGTACCCAGAAGAACCAGACGAATTACTAAATCTATAGCTCTACATATGCCCACTCCTTTGGTATATAACACACATAACGCATATGAAGAAATATCACTTTCCGCTCTTGCCGGTAGATTAGGCACAGCAGGGTTACAAGCAATGTTTGCCGCTGGCGGCGCTGCATTTGCGTCAGCACAAAAAGCAATCGACATTTCTGCTGGAGCTAAAGCCGTTATAGATGCGGCTGGTAAAATTGTTTCTACAGGTTCAAAGTTACTTCAGTCTCCTATAAATCCTGCTGTTGAAATTTTGTTTGCTAATACTCTTGTTAGACAGTTCACACTTGAAGTTATGATGGCACCAAGAAACGAAAAAGAATCTATTAATATGCACAGTATTATTAAAACACTAAGATTTCATGGTGCACCAGAATTATCTGAACCATTTGAATCTGGTGGTGTTTCATTTGGTTCGGGGTTATTCTGGATTCCACCTGCTGAATTTGATATTACATTTTTTCACAAAGGCAAAGAAAATATGAACATTCTTCGCATCAATACCTGTGTACTTGAGAGAATCGAAGTGGATTATGCTCCTACAGGTGTTTATTCAACATTTAAAAATGGTCATCCAGTAGCCACTAGATTGTCTATGGGATTCCGTGAACTTGAACCTGTACATAAGAAGCGTGTTCTTCAAGGATTCTGAGAATGGGAAAATACTTCGACAAGATACCACCACTATTATATAATATTGATGGCAGACAACCTAGCACATATCAGACAGCAGCTAATGTTTTCTTTCGTGTTAGGGTCATTAGAAATGTGCTAGAGAATGTATCTGCATACTATGACTATTTGGTCAAAGATGATGACACGCCAGAAATTCTAGCAGAAAAAGTATACGGCGATTCTGAAGCACATTGGATCATATTGTTATCGAATCAGATTATTGATCCACAATATGATTGGCCACTGAATGAGCCAGATTTCGGTAAGTATATAATTGGTAAGTATGGTTCAATAGCAAACTCTAAAACAACAATACATCATTATGAAAAAGTAATCACTCGTGAAAACTCAATAGCAGGAATGGTCACAGAAAGCAGATTCATAATAAATCAAACAAAACTAACTACAAACGATATGGATGTTCCATACGACACATACACAACTTTACCAGAAACTCAAGAAGTGGATACATACAACTTGGATGATAACGAAACTGTCGTTCAAGTTATCAGAAGAGATGCTATTAGTTGTTATGATTATGAATATGATATTAATGAAAAGAGACGAGCAATCAAAATAATAAAACCTGAATATTATGGTCAGATCATTCGTGAATTTAATAGTTTAACTGGACTAAATGAAAGAACCCCATACATTAGAAGATTGGTATAATGGACGAAAGTATAGATATTTTAACAGCATTTGATGTGGGATTTTCTGATATACCCGATTATCTGACAAATCAAATAACAGTTCAAGAAATTATGTTAGGTGAGAGTTTGTTGACACCAGGGCTTCAAACATCGGTTCATGTACATAGTTCAATTAATGAATTGCCGGTAAAAGATTTAGATTTATTTAAAAATACTTTGATGTCCATTGATATTGAAAAGTCATTACTGGCTAAATTTAGATTACCTACAACTATGAATGTAAGACAAACAACATATAGATTAGATAATCGCAAATTCATCAATAATAATACCGAAGAATTTTATATCCATGCCTGTGACCAAACCCTTCTAGATAATGCTGCAACACTGGTTAGCAAACTTTGGAAATGTACAACACCTTCAAAAGTTGTGAGTGATGTGCTTTCCACATGTGCTGGTGCTAAATCATTGGACATAGAACCTTCCGATCCTGCAAGAGACTATATTGCCGAAAATATTAGACCGTTCCAAGTGGTAGCACAACAAGCAAATGCAGCTTTGGCTGGAGGTAATGATCCATCATTTCTACACTATATGACATATGAAAATCTGGGTACACATAAATTTAGATCGTTATATAGTTTAACACAACAACCTGCTGTAGCTGAATATTTTTTCCAAGAAATAGGATCTATGGCTGGTCATGCATTTCCATTTTCTGTTCTGACACATAATTTTCCCTGTGATTTTGATCTATTATCTGATATTCTAAATGGTGTAGGGTATAACGGTCAAAATAATAATGTTCTTTCCACTTTTAATGCATTGAGTAGAAGTTTCAATATTCATGGCAGTACTGCATATGGATGCGGCATAGGTAGTGGTATGCCTAAGTTAAGTATGACAAATGAAGGTACAGCATCACAACAAGATGCTTGCCCAGACTATTCGAGACTGTTTGTGCATAAAAGACAAGCTAGAATGGGTCTATTAGAACAAGATAAGATTGCTCTTAGAATAATGGTACCATGGATACCTATACTTAATGTAGGCAAGATCATTAGATTGAACATGCCAAACAAAGAAGATGAAACAGGAACAACACTAAATTATGGTTCAGGCGATTATTTAATTGTGAGTTTGAAACATCATATCAAAAGAGGTCAACCATCAACAATAACGATGGATTGCGTTTCTCGTACAGTTGGGCAAGGGATAGTATAATATGTCATTACCAAATTCATTTCCACACGGTTATCAAGTATCATATAACATTGTATCTGGCGGTCATGCACTTGATGCACCTACAGATCAGTCTGGTACATGTCGTGTTATTGATCCATTGAGACATGGAGCAGATGTTGATCCATTTCAGATGCCTTATGTTACAATGCTTAGATCACCAACACAATCTGCATTAGAAGAAACTCCATTTCCTCCTGAACCAGGATCATGTGTAGGCGTTTCATTTAATATGGGTGATCCTTCTTCTCGTGTTCTTATTGGTCAACCAAATGAACTAAACAATTCACAATCTTCTCCTGGTAACTTTAGTATCATGGAATTGATACAAAAACTGGCAGCCTTATCAACAAATAAGAATAGGCCGACCAAATATCAAGAAAAAGAAGATAAAGGAGCTATAGTTCGTGCAATCGATCAAGAACTTGGTGATTGGATGAACTCGTTAACAAAAGGATTGCCAACTCATGCGGCATTATATCCTTTAGCAGGTCAAATTCTTCCTTCTATTCAACAAATTGATACTGCTGTTCAACAATTTGCTAGTATAATAAATTCATTTGGTGGTATGGCAGGATCCCCAATGAATATGTCATCGATGTTAAACAAACTAGATAATAATAAGAAAAAACAAATAACTCAAAATATGCCGCCCGAAATCGCCGATGCGTTTAATAGTTATTTAAACTTGATGACCGATGGATCGCATGGTGAATCTAATTTTGTTTACAGAGTTGACGAAGAAACATTTTTGAAAAATGCAGTAGAGATTTTATCTCAGTGTAATTCGATAGGTGATTTGACATATTGTTTACAAGAGTTGCGTTCTAATACAGAATTACATGGAGCTAATACATTAGGAAGCATGATTGTTACCGCAAATAGTGCTTATGGTCCGGTTCAATTTACTATGGATAATAAGGGCAATAAAAA